GGCCCATCTTGAAAATCTTCATCAACATCTTTCATGTCTTGTTCTTCTATTGATTCTGTAATTCCTTTCAGTCTTTCTTTGTCTACCAGGTTTACCTCTATGACTTGCATAAACTGGTCTAAGGTAAACTTAGTACCATCAGCATTTAGTGCCTGTCTTTGATTACCCCCTAGATATGGTAGATTTATGAACTGACCTGGACGCAGCTGTCCTGTTTCATTGTCTTTTGTTAGCTGTGTTTGTTTTGGAAATATTTCACAATCTGATTTTAATTTAAACAATGGTAATAAATTACTTAGAAATGATCTTACAGATTTTGCATCTGTAAAAGATTTCATAAATAAAAATAGATGTAGCCCACCACTTTTAGAACAGACTGGTATCAATGGTAATTTATATTCTTGTATTTTATCTATGAAAAATTTTTTATCAAAGTCTTCATAATCTTTTGGATCTATGTCTATGACTCCAAACTTAACTTCAGAGTTTTCATTACATGGTTGAATACCTATCGATAGTTTACCTTCTAAATGTGCTTGGTATATTTCATCTGTAAGTTCTTCGTAGTTCCATCTGTACACTGGTTTTTTCTTACCAGTTTCAGAATCTACATATGCATCTTGGTGTTCAAAATCAGCGACACCATATGCATGTCTATACCCATTAAAAAATTCTATATATCTTTTTTCCATAACTGTCTCTGTGGGCCACTCAGTCTCCCGCTTGGCCCACACTGTGCACTCATTCTCTTAGAGAATTAGATAATGCTTTCCTTTGGTTTGTCCTCGCCATGTTTAGCTTTAACATTACCTTTCGATATGTTTTCGCTAAATGATTTAGCTTGACCATATAAGGATTGATCAGTTACTGGACCAACTTTACTGACTTCCCAACCAAACCATGTGCCTTTATCGTTAGACATTTGGGTAGTTTTTAGTCTGTAAATGTGGCTGAAAGATGCCGGTGTAAATAACCCGTTCTTACCTTTCATTTTTATTCCAGACATCATTGAGTTCCATTTTCTACTAATTTTTAATTGAGTAGACTTCATAGATATCAACGCTGTCGATGGACTATCTCCCGATACAATGACAAAGTGCGATGCTGTCTTCTCAATATAATTACCATTTGGTAATCTATCTTTGTAGTTTGCATCAGGTGTTGTCTTGGACATGATATCAGATGAAGAATCATAGATTGCAACTGGTGCACCTGGTCCTTCTCCTCTATCTTTCCATTCAATGTATTCCAACTTGTAAAAGCATGGAATGACATCAATACCTTTTACTCCGTCATACAGATCGCCAGATACTGAATTGTAAATCATACCTGGTTCTGCACCTTCAACATACTTACCATCACGTTTATTAACTTCTGGTGAAAGCTGTCCAAGGATTTTTAAAAAAGGTAAGGCAAGATCTTCTTGACCTATTGAGCCTAAACCTTTTGCTGCATCATCTTCAAACACATTTGCTGGAAGCTCTGCAGTCTTTTTCTCTGCTACTTGGTTCATGTTTATTTGTTCCTCGTTATTTTAGTTCTGTTTCCTGCGAACACGTTAAAAAGATCAGAGGGCATCTCTTGTCCAGATTCCAGACGCTCTCTGACCAATGCTTTAAGTGTCATAGGTTCGACCTTTAATTTCTGGACAGGTTCGTACCCTTGACCTTGCGCAAGGATCGCATATTGCGATGCCTTGTTATCTTCGTTACGACCAAAGGAAACAGTAATCTCATTTTTAATAAGATCACCCAGGCCGTTCTCTCGAAGCCATGTATAGGCTGCTTCTTTATTTGCTACTGAAATAGAAGCACCATAAACTGGTTTAACTTCAACAGAAGATCCATCTGCTAGTTTTAATGTAGAGATGTTCATCTCTTGCATCATGGTAGGTATTACCTCACCAGAAACTAACTCAATATGTCTCTTCAGTTCTTTTAATTCTTTTTCTTTTTGTACTAAATCATCTTCCAATGATTTTAGTTTTACCACTTGATCCGATAAAGATTTTGCATCATTAACAGAATTTAAATCTTCTCTTTGGTCTTGTTCAAAATCAATACTACTCATTTACTTCTCCTTTCTCATATAAGTTTATTTTAATAGGATAGTATTTTCGTTCTTGTTTATCCCACTTCAATAAGTTGTATTTACCATTTGTAATATCAGATACAATAGAACATGCAACACCTATAATAGCAGGATCACCTGTTAACAATAAATAATCATCAGGTCTAAAATCTTTTAAAAGTTTTCTTAATTTAAAAATTAAAGGTCCTGGTGAAAAAATTATTTGTGATAACTCAGGTAATAAAGTTTTTAACTCACCATAGTTTGTAGCACCTATAATATTTATTCTAGGCTTACCATCTTTGGTACCTGGTACTTCTTGTATTACATAAACTATTCTTTCTGACATTGACAAACAATATAAATATGTTTATATAGATGTCAACTAGAAAGAAGAAAAATTATGAATTATAAATTTAAAACTAAGCCATACGCGCATCAAATAAAAGCGTTAGAGATGTCATGGGATAAACCTTATTTTGCATACTTTATGGAAATGGGTACCGGTAAATCTAAAGTATTAATAGATAACATATCTATGCTTTATGATAATGGAAAGATCAATGGTGTCCTAATTGTGGCACCAAAAGGTGTAGTAAAAAATTGGTATGAAGGTGAGATACCTACACATCTTGTGGATCATATTGAACATAAAACTGTTTTGTGGCAATCACTAATTACAAAATCACAACAAAAAGAATTAGATAGTTTATTTGAAACTGGTGAGGATCTACATATATTAGTTATGAATGTAGAAGCTTTATCTACTAAAAAAGGTGTGGACTTTGCACAAAAATTTTTGTTTTCTCACAGAGCTTTAATGGCTATAGATGAGTCTACAACTATAAAAAATCCAGAGGCTAAACGTACAAAAAATATCTGTGCCTTAGGTTTAGCTTCTAAATATAATAGAATACTTACTGGTTCTCCTGTAACAAAATCACCACTAGATCTATACAAACAATGTGAGTTTTTAACTCCAGGTTTGTTAGGCCATGAGTCTTACTATACATTTAGAACTAGGTATGCTGTCATGAGAACAGCTAATTTTGGTGGTAGATCTGTACAGATTGTGGTTGGTTATAGAAACTTAGATGAGCTGTCAGAAAAACTAAAAGCATTTTCATATAGAGTTTTAAAAGATGAGTGTCTTGATCTACCAAAGAAAACATTTATGAAACGTGTAGTTACACTCACAGCTGATCAACTAAAAGTATATAGAGAGATGAGTCGATTAGCTCTTGCTAGTTTTAATGGTAAAATGATGACCACAGCTACGGTGCTGACTCAACTTATGAGACTGCAACAAATAACTTGTGGTAATTTTACTGCAGATGATGGCACTATGCATGAGTTACCTACTAATAGATTGCCTGAGCTTATGGATTTGCTTGATGAAATAGAAGGTAAGGTTGTTATCTGGGCCCATTTTCAAAGAGATGTGAATAGAATTATTGAAGCTATAAGTAAAGAGTATGGCCCAGATTCTTTTGTAGATTATTATGGTCTAACACCACAAGAAGATAGACAAAAGAATATACAAAAATTTCAAGATCCCAGTTCCCCGGTCCGTTTTTTTATAGGCACGACTCAAACTGGTGGTTATGGTATTACTCTTACAGCTGCTAGCACTATGATATATTATTCTAATGGTTATGACCTAGAAAAAAGACAACAATCAGAAGCTAGAATAGATCGTATCGGTCAAGAACGACCTATGACATACATAGATATTATATGTGAAAAAACAGTAGATACTAGAATAGTAAAAGCTTTACGTAAAAAAGTTAATATTGCAACACAGATAATGGGAGAGGAGTTAAAAGAATGGATTTAAGACCTGGTGTAGTTATACGAATGGGATTATGGATCAGTCTTGTTATGTGTTTATTGTGGGTGTTAAACTAAATCTTTTGCCTTTCCTAATAGAGGTTTGTATTTTGTTTTACCTTCTGATCTAAACGCATGTAAAAATGATGCACGTCTACCTTCAGGTATCCAACTACAATGTATCCAACCTGAGTTAGGTTCACCTGGAGTGTAGAATTCTAAAATTAACTGGTCTGGCTCAAGGTTAGATTTAATCCAATCAAATAGTTCAGCGTTATCCACGCCCACAACTTCAAAATCGGCCGCTTCTGCACGTGCATGCTGTGATCTGGCTGAGCTGCCAATGGCTTCGCACAGCTCTACGCTACGAAAACCGCTAGTGATCTTGACCCTGCCAAAATGGTCACGTACCGGCTGGAGAATATTTTCACACAACGCTTTTAATTTTTCTATCTGCTCTGCGTTAGGATTGTTGTTGATGCCTTTACGTATCGCAGTGTCCGATTTAATTAACTCTGATAAAGTAAAATTTCGTGTAAGATTCATTAATTTATTATTCTCTCTATAGCGAAGAGTGCAGCAGTTCCCGCAGCTGCTAAGAGAACCCAATAGACTTTGTCTATCTTACCGCCCAACTTCTCGACATCTTCGTGTACATGTTTTAAGTTTTTCTTAACACCTGATATGTGTCCGTACAAAGATATAATATGTTCTCTAGTATTTTTAGGTTCTATCGCCATAATTAGTTTCGGTTAAATAGTATTGCAAGTTTCTCAGCTGTAGTCAAGTTACTTAAACTATTAGTACCTGATGTATTAGCTATAAGATTGTTATCAATGCTAGGTAGATTTAGTGTATTTGGTGTTACCGGTGTTTCTGCTTGTGGTGTAGGTAATAATGGATTATCAAAAAATGGAAAGTTAGGCTCTTTTAATGACACGTTTCTCATTTGATTTTGTATATCTGCTATTACTCCTTCTGCAATTTCTAAAGGATTTGTTTCTCCAATAGCTGCAGCATTTTCAGCAAAAGCTCTTCTGATATCTGGTGATATATTAATAGGTCTAAAAACATTATTATCTATGGTTGATACTTCAACACCAGATAATCTACCAACAGAAGTATTAAAGGCATCTTCTCCTATGTTCAATACTCTTGCAGCATCAATGTCTTTTTTAAATTCTTGTCTTACACCAAATAAAGATCTATTTGCATTTATATATGAATCAACAATATCTCTAGGTTCTATTGGTCCACCTCGTAATGCTTCCCTTGTAAATAATTGTCTAGATTGTCTTACACCTCTTTGATAATTAGCTACTTTAAAATCTAAACTTCTTGCAGGGTTTACACTTACAGATCTAAAACCAAACAAACCTGCGAACTCATCACCAAACTCAAACGTTTGTCCATATTTATCAAACTTACCTTTCGTAATTACATCAACAGATTCTATTGATCTGTCTAATCTTTGTAATTGTTGAAAAGAAAATGGCATCTGTGCTTTTACTAAATGGCCCATGATTTTATATGCTTTGTCTCCAGGTAAATCTTGTGGATTAAACACTTGGAAACCATCTCTAGTTCTACCACCTCTAGCCAACAAATCTGCTACAGCTTCTGTCCAAATAGATTCAGATATAAATGGTTGTGCAAACTCTGACATAGATGAAAATGTACCAGCAATAAAATCATCCATTAAACCATCTTCATCCGTTCTACCATCAGCAACAGAATTAAGTATAGTTTGAACGGGTCTAATTAAAGTATCGTACGCATTAGCGTGGCTAAAATCTACATATTTAAAATTACCTTCTTTATCTTTTATAGGTAACAAAGTAGAATTTTTTGACCAATCTGCAACATATCTTCTAATAGCTTCTCTTTCTTCATCTGTTACATCATAGATAGCTTGAAAAGCTTTTTGTGTAGCATACGGCACAGCTGCAACTGTTGTGCCAAAACCAAATAATCTAGTATAACCTAAGGTTTCAAACGGTTTTACGGTAGTTCCGTCAGGTAATGTTATTACCTCATTTATCTCTTTTAAACCTCGTCTTACAATATTAGTTCCTGTTCTAACAATTTCTGCAGGAAACGATACAAAGTTACCAATAGGTAATTTTCTTAATGACTTAACAAAATCAGATACATAATCATAGTTCGGTATATTATTTTTTACAATATCTGCTGCTTCTTGTTTAAAAAAATTTTCATCTATTGTTATATCTACACCATTTCTTTTTACAGTCATTCCTCTTGTAATACCTTTTTCAGCAAACTGTTTTTCTATTCTGGATTTTTCCATAGCCCACGACGCTATCTTCCAAAAATCATCTTCAGCTGTATATAAATCTTGCGATACAGATTTTAATTTAGATAATGGTTTTAATAATAATCTAAGACCTCTATCAGATGTCATGGTCTCACCAAAATTTACGTCTTCAAGCAATCTTGTTAAGTCTCCTAATCTTACGTTAGAGTTTACAACACCTAGTTTTAATAGCTCTTCGTATAAATCATTCTGTTGTCTTGTTCCTTTTAGTGGTGTTTGTAGTGCCTGATATGCTGTCTTGATGGCTTGACCATCTGGTATGATACCATTTGCCGTTGCAAACGCACCAGCAGATACAAAGTTTCTAACATGTGTTACTGGTGACAAAATTGTTTTAGCTATTTGTGATAAACCTTTTGGATATAGTATAAGACTTTGATAGAGTTGACCTAACATTCCCGCTTTATCAAAAGAAAGTGATGTACCTTCTAATGCTTTTGCTATACCAGGTGTAGTATATAACTCGTTAAGTGGATTTACCGACCCACCTTTTGCTGCAACGCTTAATGTTTTAGCTTGATCTATTCTTATTTGTTGAAAATCATCACCAAATAATAATCTTGCTTCATCTGCAGTTTTTGCAAACATAGGTTTACCACCAGCAGCCTTAATCTCATCTGATTTTTTAATTAAATCTTGAAAAAATAAATTTCTTCTTGTGATCATAGATAGTTTTGCTGTGCCACCAAGTATAGTTTGCATAGGGTTTTGTTGTTTACCTAATAATTTTTCAAACACTTTTCTATCTGCTTCTTTTATAGCCCCTGCTGATACTAATGCAGATCCTCTAGCTGTTACAACTTCATCTAACGTAGTTCTGTTTACAAAAAATTCTGGAACTTCAAATATGGCATCGGATGGTTTATCCATTCTAATACCTTTTGGCAATCTTGCAGTTCTTAATACTCTGGTTACAGCTTGTTCTGCTTGTAAATCTGTAAGCTCTTGACCTGCTTCTCTTGCACTAGATTTAAATACTTCTTTAGCCTCATCTATTGCTTCTTTTGTAGGCTTGTATCTAACCCAAGGAAATATACTTTGATTCTGAAATATGTCATATGTAGAACCAATATAATTTTTAAACTTGTTACCAAATAAAGTTTTAAATTCTTGTATTTCATTTTGACCTAATGATCTTCCTAACTTAGAAAATAAATCTGCCCATCTTCCTCGTATCGTAGATAAACTAGCAAGTATATCTGTAATAACCTGATCATCTACTTTCATGTCTTTCAGTTCTTTAATTAATGCATTTTTCTTTGCATCATCTAATTTTCCAAAAGTTGCAACACCAAGATCATCAAGTTCTGCTTTACCAGACAATAATAGATCATTTATTTTTGTAAGCATTTGTTTTCTTTTTGCAGCTTCACCTTGATTTAATACAGTTCTTATAGGAGGGAATATTTTATCTATTGATTGATCTAATTCTCTAGATATGTTTCTTGCACCTGCTGCATCTGCAGCTCTTTCTCCCACAGAAGTTCTTTCTATGTCAAAAAATTCTTGAGTCTTACCACTTCGAGCCCTGAACCCCGATGCAATTTTATCTATGAATGCATCTAATTTAGAATTTGCTACATCTAATTGTTTATTTCTGTCTGTAAGTTTTTTAATTACTTTACCTGTACCACCAATAATACCTGTAAATAATGCACCCTCTGTGCCAAACTTAACTCTATTTAATAGTTCTCTTGTTGGATCATCATCTGTTGATGATCTATCTATAGCTGTTGGACCACCAATAAAATCACCAAATGTACCAAGTTGTTCTACATCACCAACAAACACAGCTTCTGCAACACCGCCTCCTAATGCACCTGCAATAAATTTATTTGTATTACCACGTGCATTTAATTCTAAAGCTTCATCAACACCTTTTTTAAGATTTGGGTTTGTTGTTTTAAAATACTTACCATTACGTCCAGCACGCATTGCATCTTCTGCAAGTTTTGCTCCTATTTTAAAACCTCTTACCGCAGGTATACCTATATTAACTAACGCTTCTGTAATTCTACCAGCGGCTGTTGCTTCTGCTTTCTCATCAAACTCTGTAAGATCATCAAAAAATGCTTCTACTCTTGCAGCTCTGTTTTGATCTACACCAAGATCTAATAAAGTACCACCAAGAGAAAAAAATCCTTTTGGTATTGCAATTAAACCTGATGCAACACCTGATAATATGGACTCTATTGTGCCGACTTTATTCTCATTACTAGACGATTGTCCAGATAATATTTCATCTATAGTAGCCATGTGTTACCCCAAAGCTAGTGTTCTTGTGTTACCTTGTTCGTCTACTAAAATTACACTTTTGTCTATAATATAAACACCTGGTCCTTTGTTTTCTGCTTCAACTATTTGTTTAACCAAAGCCTCATCTGTTGTGTAGTCATCTGATTTTCTTAATTTAATAGTTTCAGCCGTATCTTTTAAAACTTCAGGTTCTATATTTAAACTTCTAATAACAGAATTATATACATTAGTTGTAGAATTTGCTCCACCAGCAGCTTTTGCACCTGCTTGTATATTTTCTATTAAACTTCCTCCAGCCAATTGTTTATCTGCTAGCTGTATTTGTTTGTCTATATATTCAGCACGTTTTTGAGCCTGTGGATCTGATGATTTAATATCTTTTTCTATTTCACCTTTAAGTATTGCAGCATCAATCTGTCTTTTAATATCAACACTCTTATCAAGATTTTTAGATAGTGAGTTAATAACATTACTGACAAGACTACCTGATTTAAGTTGGTCTTTTATCGTACCACCTTCTCTTATTTGATTACTTGCATCAATAAGAGTGTCATAAACTGCTCCTTTTTGCATTTTATCAATACCCATAAGTTTGTAATATCTTTCTCTATTAGCTTCTATTCTATCTTTTGTAATTTTATCTTTTTGAGCGTCGCTTAATTTTTTGTCTCTTGGTGTTAAAAACATATCTGGATCTCCACCACCTGGTGCTCCAGATTTACCACGTTCATCAGCTGGTTTAACATTTCTAGGATCATTAGGGTCTGGTTTGCCATCAGGTAGTAATGCACCACCACCATAATAAACAACAGATCCAACAGTTAAAGGTGATTTAGCAAGTGATTTACCGACACCTAAAACTTTTTTACCTGCAGCTCCTGCTTTTCCAGAAGCCCCTGTTAAAAATCTACCTTCAGGAGATTCTAAAAGATATTTACCAAAAGGATTAGGTTTAAATACATTTTTGGTTCCAGTTATATTACTGGATATTGTTTTAGTTCCACCTGCTCCTGTTGTTACAATAGGTTTACCAAAAACATTTCTTTTTACAAACGTACCAAATGGTCTTGCTAAAGCTCTTCCTGCAGCAAATAATAATGGTGCAAATTGAATAGCATATTTTTGACGACCACTAGAATCTTGTGGTGCAAAAGGACTACCAACAGTGTTACTCATTTGTGGTTCTTTCATACCAGACATGATACCCTCTTTGATAGGGCCACCGTTTTTAAACATTGGTCTATTTAATGGTCTCATAATATTTTACTTATAAAGTTTTCCAAATATGCCAGCTAACCCAACAGCATTACTAATAGCTCCTGTTAGTGGGTCAACACCTCCAGACGTAGGCATTGGTGTTGATCCAAATCCTGCGAGTCTACCAAGACCTGCACCATATTGATCTAATCTAGTCATAGGTTCATACGCAGCAGTTCTTGCAGCGTCAGCATCTGCTCGTAATTTTGCAGATTCTAAACCTTGTCTAAATGCACCAAGATTACCTAGTGCAGAAACATCTTGACCTAAGGATCCTCTTAAGAAATTAGATAAACCAAATTGTTGTGAAGCTAGAGTTCCTTGATTTTGAAACGCTTGTTGTGCTAATTGATTAGCCTGTGTGAAACCTGCTTGATTTAATCCTGCAAGTAAACTAGCTCTATTTCTTAAATTACCTGCATCGTATTCTGCTAATTGTACACCTTCTCTACCACCACCAAAAGCTCCTGATGTTGCTGCCTGGTCCCTGATATTTTGTCTACCCATAGCGGCTTGTCGATCAAAGTCAGATAATGTTGTATCAATAACCTGTTGTTGAAACGGAGACATAAACTGTTGAAATGCTTGTGGCCCAGTTAATCCACCTTGTGCAGTTACGGCACTTTGTGCTGCATTTAAAAATGGTTGATAAGATCCAACACCTTGTTGAGCTAAATTAATAGCCTGTGTTTGTAGCGGATCTTCACCGGCAACAAATTGTCTACCAGTAAATGTACCTGTATTAATAGGAACAGATGTACTTGCTGTTAATTGTTTGGCAAAATCTTTAGCCGTGTCTTGTAAATAATCTGGTAATGCCATTATGCTAATCTACCCTCCAACATTTGTGCTTGATCAAACATTTCTTGCGCAGGATTCATACCTTGCGATTCTTCTGATATTGTACCACCTGCTTCTAAATTGTCCATCATGTTTTGCATGACTTCAGCACCTTTATCAATATCTCCTTGACCTGCGTTTCTTACAGCGTCTGCTGTAAATACAAATTCATTCTTGCTAAGTCTAGCTGGTACATCGTCTGCTCTTTCTTTTGCTCCTAAGTCTACAAAACCACCGGTTCTATAGTCTTTTTCCATACCACCTAGATCCATTAGACCACCTTCTTGCATAGGAACTCTGCCGCCTTCTTTCATGCTACTAATTCCTAAAAAGTCTATAGCAAAATCCATTAATTTAATCCCTCTTTTCTTAGCACCGCTATCTTCATATTGAATTAACATGTCTTCAAAACCTGCTCTATCAAAACCAGTTCTTTCATTTGTAAATAATTTCATGACATTACCTATACCTGCCATATCCATACTTTCATCATCTTTGATACTTTCAGCTAGCTTTTTACCTGCAGCCATTCCAGCTCCAGCTGGAGTAAGCATACTAAGTCCTTCAACCATTTCTCCAAACTTATATCCTTCTCTTGGTATATTAGCTAGTCCACCTTCTGCAGCATAAAAGTTTCTTACAAATTTTGGTTCTGGTAAAAATCTTAAACTTTCATCTCTATTCCTAGCTTGTTGTACTATGTTTGCAATACTAGAAGGTGTTTCTGTAAAAGATGTATCTGGTGTTTCTTCTTCATCATCACCACCCATTAAAAATGGTGCAGCTATAGCTCCTGCAGCACCTAGCCCTCCTAATATTCTTAAACCACTAAATCCTTTTGTTGGATCACCACCAACTCTAAATGCATTTCCTATTGTTCCTAAGAAACCTTTTCCACTTCCTAATCCTGAGATAATACCACTTCCAAAACCAGCACCTGGTATTCTAGATAGTGCTCCACCAAGAAATTTACTACCTGATGCAAAAGGACCAAGTCCTCCAGCATACATACCTAAGCCACCTATAATAGCAGCTTTACCTAATGGTGATTTAACTACTTTCTTTACAGCACGTTTAGCTTTTTTTACAAGTTTACCTAGAAAATAACCCTGTCTAGGTTCTTCTAGTGTCATGATTCCACCACCGGCACGTAATTGTCTTTCCATGTTCATTCTAGATATTGCCATAATTTAGTCTAAATCCTCTTTGTATAGTGTTTTTAAGCTATAATCAATCATATATATCGACTAGATCTACCAGTCCTCCTTGTGCAAAAGGTGAAGGTCCAGAATATCCTGGATCATCACCAGCTGTAGCTCTAGATTCTGCTGTCGATGTAGCTCCTGTACCCTCATTTAAACTATCATAAAAACCTTGACCTTGTGCCATAGCCCTATCAAAATCTGCTTTTGCAGCAGCTTCCTGTGCTTCTTTTAAAGCTTTGGCTTCATTTTGTTTTCTCATTCTTTGTGCGTTAGCTATAGTTAAAAAAGGCATACCACTAAAAACTCCAAGTCCTAACTGTGCTAACTGACCTTTTGTGAGTCCAGGGTTTCTAAAATTATCTAATGCTTCTTGTTCCTCATCAGTTAAACCTTTTTCTGTTGCTGATAAACTATCTAATCCATATGCGTCTGTTTCATAATCAAAACCAGAAGTATCAGTAGGAGTTGTAGGTATATCACGATCATCTCCACCCCCTTGATTTATTGGTAAAATAAATGGCAACATAGATTTAGCTGCAGTTGTTGCTGTAACTCCAGAAGGCATTAATATTCTAGGTGCACCACCAAATGTGTATTGTTCTTGTGGTAGAAAAAAATTACCAGCACCGTAAGCTTGTCGATCAGGTTGACTATAAAATGTTGGTGCACTAAATATAGACATTAATTATAGCTCCCATTTTTATATCCAATCTCACGATTAGCATCTTTTAATTTTTCTATATCTTGTAAAACTTTGTCCATTTGTTTTGTTAAAAATT